AGCATGAAGGCCATTTGCCCGGCGACACCCGAGAAGGCGATGGCACCGCTCGCGGCGAGCGTTGCGCCCCCGGTAAAGAATGCGGCTGCCACCAAAACCGCTCCCAGGATGAGCTGGAAAGCGCCGCCTCGACCTGAACCCTGGATCACCGGCGCAATGCGGATCTCATCATGTCCGACAGGGAAGCTCAGCTCCCCCTCGGCAATGTTCTGCTTGCCGATGAAGCAGGCATAGCCGACACCCCGATCCTTGCTCTCGTACAGGGCGGCCTGAAATCCCGGGACCATCTGGCAAAGCGCGCGGATAGCGCCGGCCGTGTCGTTGCAAACGAATCGATGGACCCGGCCGAATTTCGCGCCCAGCCAGCCGTACAGACGAATCGTCCGCACGCGATCGGGCGCAAAAAAGCCCGCCGAAGCGGGCAGTCCAATCGTTGCTGCACTCATCTCGCATACCTCACTATCATTCGGGTGATGTCAGCCCAGTACCCGCCGTAGACCACCCTCTCAGACAGCCGGGGCATGGCGTGATGCAGCATGGCGCCCGGCACGCGGTGCAACCCCGGCTGCGACTTGAGTTCGGCGTCGCCAAGAAACACGCCCCCGTGGTTTGTGCGGTCGCTCCGGTATTGCATCAGCAAGACATCGCCATACCGGGGACCGTCACTGACTTGAACGAACCCGGCCGCTTGGAAGTTGTCCAGGTAGATTTCGCCGCACTCCGGCTTTTCCCACCAGCGATCGGGGCGAACGAAGTCTGGCAACGTAATGTCCATCTCGCGCTGATAGAAGTCTCGGATCAGCCCGTAACAGTCCAAAGACCCATGATGGAAATTCCGTCCCACCAGGGGCGCCACGTATCCGCTTGGTGCGAACGACTGCCAATGCGCGATCCCCGGTGCGTCATCGCCCGCATTCTTCTTCACGCTGACGATGTGCCACGGCAGCCCCGTCGCCTCGCAACTGACCAGATCGACTTCAGTCGGCGTCGCGTCCTTGTCGATGTGCGAATGAACAACAGCGATGACCTGGCCCTGGTCCTCTGCCGCCGCGTAATCCTCGCCCGAGATGATGAAATCTTGCCCATCCTCGGCCATGTTCCTGCAGGCAATGAACCGCTGCTTGGCGCCGTCGGCGACGAGCAATCCGCACGCCTCGCGCGGGTAATCGCGCAAGGCATGCGCCTCGATTTTCCTTCTGATCGCTGCGCGCATCATCGAATCCTATCGGCGCTTGGAAAGCCGCCAAAAGAAAGGGGTTGCCACTCCCCAAACCGTCGCTTGCAGTCCGAGACACGCCCACCGCATTTGTCCAGCGACGGGTCAGAAACTGGGTTTCCATCACGATCGAACATCGCGCTGCCCGTGTATCCGCAATAGGCGCCTCGGTAGCCGCCCTCAGGCCCGTCGATGACAAGCCAGCCGCACTTGCCAGCGATGATCTGCCGTCGCGGCAACTGAACGCCCTCGAACTGAAATGGAGAGGTCAGCACGAACGTCACGGCCTGCTTGGTCTCCAGCCGTTTCTGGGAGATGGTCCACACCTCGTCCGGCAGATGCGCCGTAGGATCCGCACTCGGGTTCCCGCCCTCGAAATTCTCCGCGTCCAAATACTTGGTGAACGTGCGCCGGCGGATCAGCTTCGCACCGACCAGGTCGTCGAGCGCGAGACAGAGCGCCGTGACGACTCCCGGTATTGGGTTCCCGTCGTCGTCTTGCCCGATGTTGCCCACAGACACCTCGGGGAGGGGCTGCTCTCCATTGCCGGTTCGCTCGAAATTGCGACCCTCGATTGCCCAGGGAAGGTACGTTTTGCCCTGCCAGACAATCGGCCCGTCGCGGTGGTTGTGGTAGCGCTCAGTGCTGCCACCAATGCCGGTGCAGTCGATCTCAAAACCCACAAATAGGTTTCCGGCATCCAGCTTCTGTACTTCGACTGGAACTGACATAACCTCACCTCACACTGCGCCGATTTGTTGAAACGTGACGGAAACGGTGTAGACGCCTCCACCGACAGGAACCGGGTTGTAGCCGACCGCCTCGTACACACCTTGGACGCCGAGTGGCGGGGTCCAATAGAACGCCATAACGCCAGCGTGACGGTCCAAGAAATCCAGCATCGGCGCCAGCTCCTGCGCGCTGCCCTGGAACTGCAGGGGCCAGGACTGCATCTTGTTGTTGATGCCATCACCGACCGCCTGCCTGTATCCGTCACCAAACTGGGCTACGGTGCGCCGGAACTTGATCTCGCCCTGCGGCGAGTTGATCGGCCGCCACGAGAATGTTTCCCTGCTCAAGATAGCCCTCCGTTTTGTTGGCGCCAGGCCAAGCCCCCCGGGCGGTAGCTCTGCACCTGGAACTGCTGAATGCGCTCATCCACGAACCTGCCCAGTTCGTCGCCGAACGATCGGTACTGATCGGAAGAGGCCGACGAGCTGACGTTTCCGTCGGAGCTCACATTGACCTGGACGTTGACGACGCTTCCGCCACTGGAACCTGCAGCCGCCTGCTTCAGCGGGGTGACGTAGCCACCGTTCGCGCCGCTCATCAAGTAGGTTTCCCCACCTTCCGAGTACAGTTCCGGGCCCAACTCGTTGACGCGATAAAGTGAATTGGCAGCAGTCGGACCTCCAGACGCTCTCGCGCCGGCTACCGAGCTCCAACCCGTCATCGTCATCCCATCAGTGCTGCCGACAGCAGCCATGCCGGTTCCCTGGTAGCCCGCGCCGGCGGTCACCCCGGCAGACGTGGCGCCGCCAATTGCGGCTCCGGCAAGGGTGGTGAAGATGCTGCCCAAGAACCCGGCAGCCGCCTGGCGCGCTGCAATGCGCGCCATATCAGCGATGACCGACGTGGCGAAGTCTTTGAAGGACAACTTGCCGGTCGTGGCGAATCGCACGATCGCGTCTTCCATTCCCTGAAAGGCATTGGAGAACAAAGTCTTGGTCTGGCCGGCCACGTTCGCGGCGGAGTCCAGATAGTTCGCCAGCGCCGATGTTGCCCCGTTCTTCCAGTTGCCCTGCGCTTCGCGGACCTGGTCGAAATACTGCTGCTGCATCGACAGACGCAGATCCAGGTGTTCCTGCAGAAGAGCGGTCTGGCTCCGGTAGGTCTCCTGCGAGATCTGACCCGATGCCATCGAACGGTCGATCTGCGCCTGCTGGCGCTGGTAGTCCCGCAATATCGCCTGACGCGCGCGAAGCTCCTCCTGCGCGCGGTCACCCAGCCCCACCCCGGCCACCTGGTCCGCATACTGCTGCTGCTCCAGATCCCGAGTGGCGGCCAGGCTGGCGCGCAGGGCGTCAACCTTGGCGGTCTCTTGCTTGGTGCGTAGCTCCTTCTCCGCAGCCACGTTCAGATCAAGCTGGCGGCGCAGCAGGTCTTGCTGAGCGAGCAGGCTCTTTTGATCCGCCGTCAGGACCTTCTTGTCCTTCAGGTCCGCAATCTGCTGCTCGAACTCGGCACGCTTTTGCCCCCAGGTGGCCAGCTTGCCCTCACTGGTGATCTGGGCCTGCAAGGAGGCTTCAGCCTCGCGGTACTGCTGCAGGAGCTTGGTCGCCGCGTCTTCCGTGAACGCCTTGGCCGCGGGGTCCTTGTACTTGTCGTTGATCTGGTCGATCAGCTTCTTTTGCGTCTCGAGTGTCGCCCCTGTGAGCTCGGCGTCCTTCTTGACCTGGGCGATTTCGCGCTCGCGCTTCTGCCGATTTGTCTCGGTCTCCTTGGCGAGGGATGACAGGCGGGCCGCGGCCGCGATCTTTTCGGCTTCCTGCCGCTTCTGCCAGCCCACAACCGCGGCCTGGTCGGCCTGATCCTGAAGCGCTGCAGCCTCAGCGATCAGTCGATTTTGGTCCCGCTCGAGCGGTTTCGCCCGACGCCGCGCCGCACGTCCGCCATCTCCAACGAATGCCTTGGTTTCGTCGTCCTGAGGGGCCGCGTTATCGCGAAGCTGCCTCAGCTCGGCGTTGACGGTCCTTAGCTGTGCCGTGATCTGGTCGAAGGTCGGCGCCCGGCCGAAACTCTTCATGGCCTCCCACGCGCTGCTGGCCCCCTGCGTTACTGCGTTCCACGCCGTTTCAAGCGTGCCGAGGCTCTGCCGCACTTCGTCGGCCTGCTGCTTGACTGCGTCCGCATAGGTCCGCTGCGCCAGCGCAGCAGCTTCCTGCGTGCGTCCTTGGCGCTCCAGGCCGGCGATCTGCTGATAGATCTCGAGCGTCAGAAAATGCTGCTGCTCGTTCAGTGCGGCGATTGCCTCGGCCGGCTTGCCGCGGAGCGTTTCGAACTCCTGCACCGTGTCGGCAAGGGCCTTGCCCGTGGCACGGTTCATCGCGACCGCCGCCTCACCGACCGCCTCGATATTCTGTCCGGCGATCTTTCCAGAACCGGCGATCAGATTGAGCGCGTCTACCGCCTTGCCGCGAGACCCAGCCACGTCGGCGATACGCGTGGCGAGGTTCGACATGCCGGCCGCAGTTTGGCCAACCGCGTTACCTGTCAGGATCAGCGTCTTGGTGAACTCCGGCTGCTCGCCTTTGCTCGCGACGACAGCGGAGGTAAAGAGTGCTACAGCGCCTGCTGCGACCGTCCACGGCGTTACCAATCCCAGAATCGTGCTGCCGAGCGCTCGCGCCGCCGGCACGATGCCGCCGAACATATCCTTCAACTGACCGCCCTGCTGCAGCAACACCGTAAGAGGCTGCTGGCCGCCCTGCAACGAAACCACGATGTCCGTGAGCTGCGCCGGCACGCCGCGAAGCGCTGCTGCCTGCTGTGCAGCGCTCACCCCATACTGATTCATCTGCTTGGTGGCGCCGGCTGCGGCCGCCCCCGTCGCCGACAGCTTGGTCTTGAGCTCGTCCAGAATCGACGTGGGCACACCGCGCAGGGCAGCGTTGTAAAGGATCTGCTCCTTCCGCGTCATGCCGATGGTGTTGGCCTGGTTCACCAGGGCGTCAACACGGCGGCGCTCAGCGGCTGCGAGCTTCGTATAGTCCGCCTGCGCGGACTGAGACATGTCGCTGGTACCGCGCTTGGCCGAAGCAATCGCGGCGTCGAATTGCGAGGTATCTACGACGATGTCTAGCCGCGCGGTGCCAATGCTTTCCTGTGCCATGTTCAACTCTTATGGAAGATTTCCAGGGCCGCCCGCTCGATGATCCGGAGAACGTCCATGATTTCCTGCTGCTCCGCCCTGGGAAGCTCTTGACGGTCCAGGTCGTGATACAGGACCCCGTAATCCAGCCCTATCGGCCCTCCCGCTCCCACACGCCACTGCGTGTAGTTGCGCGTGAACAGGTTGAACGCCGGCACGTGCTCTTGCCAGAGTTCGGCGCACGGCCGGGGAAAATCGCTGAGCTTTAACCCGGCCATCGCTAACGTTGCGGCTGATGGCGGCTCCCAAAGGAACGCCGCCACAGCCTCGGTCAGTTTTTTTTGCGCTCGACCCGGATTGCGTCGTTGAAAGCGCTCGCGATTGCCAGATCGGCGCCGGGCTGATGCTCGCAGAGCAAGTCAATCGACTCCTTGCTCACGGCCATGTCGGCGTCCCACTTTTCGATCAGCAGGAGCAACAGGTCGGCGGTCGAAATTTCATCGGCCGCCAACTGCTTCATCAACGCGTCGTACTCCTTGCCGGTCATGTGGCGGTACGTGACGTTCAGTTGCTGCTCGCGCCCCTGGCCGACGATGGTAATGCTGGCGTCGATGGTCGGGTTGGCTTTGATCTTGAACGTCATTACGCGGCCTCGTAGCGGATGGGATCGGCGATGAGGGAGAAAACCGCCGTGTTCTGAAGGTTCTCGTTCACTTGGCCGACGGGGACCTTGTTGAACGAGGGATAGGCGTAGTAGAAGAGCGTCGAGCCGTTGGGCAGCACGCCGCGCACGACGACGGGCTCGCGCAAGCGGTCCGCCTCGATCAACGCGGCATACCAAGGCTTGTCCGGGTCGTAGTCCAGCGAGACCGTCATGGTCATCGCGTTCTTGAAGGTCGGCTTCTGGCGCTGGCGGCTGGTCGGATCTTCGACGTACTGATAGTTGAAGAACTGCTGGTCGCCGCCGGCCATCACCACGTCGCGCACCTGGTCCAGATCTACCCAGGAACTGACTTCCTGATAGGAGCCAGCGCCCCCGCCTGCCGGGAACAGGACGGTACTCGTGGTGTCCACGCCTTCCAGCTCGAAGCTGTCGGTGTCTGCATTGGCGCTGCGCGCCACGGTCTCGCTCAGATTGGTCCACGCCGATTTCAGAACCAGGATGGAGCCGTCTTCCGGCGGGGCGACCGCGGAGGCAACAGCCGGATTCGCATTGGAGATGGCCGAGATGGCGGCGGCCGCGGCGAGCTCCGTCGAGATGGAATACCGCGTGCCGTTGATGAAGATGGAAGACATTTGTGTTCCTCAAATGAAAAGCCCGGCGCGAGGCCGGGTTCGATGTAGAAGCGGGGAAAGGTCAGGAGGGAAGGAACCAGATACCGAAGTCCTGGCGGGTGCCATACTTCTTGATCGCCTCTTCGTAGAGGCTGGTGGGCGAGCCATACGGCTCAACAGCAGGAAAGTCGCTTTCGCACAGGGCGGTGCCGACCTGATCGGCAATGGAACTCGCCTGCGCCCGCGTATCGGCCCAAACAAACACCTGCAAACGCTGGTGCCGCTTCTCGCGACGCTTGCGCTCGACGTACCACTGTTCTTGCCCTCCGGCGCCCTGATAGACGATCAGCGGGAATACCGGTTTGTCAGGCGTGACATCCGGATACGCGCGCCCGCCGACCAACGGCCCCAGAAGCGCCTTCAACTTGGACTCAAGGGTCATCGTTCACCTCCTGCCCCGCGAGAAGCTCGGGCAAGCGTTGCCGCCCGCGCTGAATCATCGCTGCCTGCGCACGTGCTGACGCGGCCTCATACGCCGGCCGCAGGAACGGATAGGCAGGCACCCACTTGGGCGTTGCAAGCTTGCGGCGCTTGTCGGTCACATAGGTTCCGTCGGCCTTCTTGATCACCGGATAGATCTGCCAGTGGCCGAACTCCACCAGGTGGCCGTGAGGCGCCTTACGCTTGTTCCAGGTGACGGCGTACTGGACTTCTTGATCTGTCGAGTACCGCTCCCGGAAGGCAAGGTAGATGGCGGCGCCCAAAACGCCGTTGTGCGTGTTCACCCGCGCCTTGGCCTCATCTCGCAGCACCTCGCCGCCAGCAACGGCCATTGAGCGCGCCAGGCTGACCCGTGCGGGTCCCAGCAAACGATCAAGGCCCGCAAACCAGCCGGAGGTGTCAAACGTCGCCTGCAGCCCCTTAGCCATCGCCGCCACCCTGTTCGCAGATCACGTCCGTCCATTCGCGGCCCGCCAGGTCCATGCGAACGTTCTTGATGTCGAATGGGTCGCCAACCGGGACGCCGTCCTCCAGCTCAAGCAAGCGCATGCCCTGGTCAAGCCCGCGGCGAAAGCGGATCCGGAAGCTATAGGCGTTGATCGACGCCCCCACGTTCTCCTGGTTGCGCGTGATGGAACCCATCCCGGTCTGGCCGCGAGGGTCCGCCCACACGGTGGCCACTTCCACCCATGCGCCATTTGGCTGGCCCGCGTCATCCGTCCCGGTCTCGCGGCGTTCGATTCGCACGAGGCGGCGCAGACTTCCAGCAGCGATGCTCATACGCCCAACCCCACTCGGTTAGGCTGCAGCAGCGCCTGGGCGCCGACCGGCAGCGTGCGAGAGTCGGGACCTTCCTCGCGGTTTCGGTACAGGCTTCCAGCGATCAGCAGCACCGCGGCACGGATTGCAGGGGTCACCACCATCGGATCGTCGCCCGCAGTTCCCGCCAGGGCTGCCTCAGCCAGCGCGGCAGCAGTCGGGTACACGCGGCGATTCAGATAGGCCTGCGCGTTCTCCTCCGCCGTCGATCCGTAGACCTCGAGCAGAAGATCATCCGTAGCGTCCGCGCGGCAGTGCGAGCGCAGCAGTTCGGTGGTGACCAGTTCCATTCATGCCCCCGTGGACGAGATGGCCGCTTGGATCGCCTCCAGGACCGACTTGCGCGCCTTGCCGGACTGCTCGGCAGCCAAAAGGGACGGCAGCAGGGCCGGATCAGCGATCTCGGCGAGTGCCCCGATGATCTCGGGCGCGTTCTGCGACAGCAAGGCAGTGTGATCTGCTGCCGGCCGTTCGCCCGCCCCCTTGTTCTCCGGCTGCGGGTTCATCTTGTTCTGCGGCGCCGGCGCTGCCTTGTCTCCCACCTCGGCGATCAGGCCGAGCTGAAGCAGTTCTCGCGCGCGTTCACCCGACACATCGATCGGGCGCCCGCGTCGCTGGTATTCGCTCCCGTTGAGGAAGCCTTTGCGTGCGATAAACGACATGACTTGCTCCTGTTGAGCGGGCCGCGGCTGGGCCCGGCCCGCTCATCTGCTGGCGCCGCCTTACGGCGTGGTGTCGGCGAACTCGCCGTGGACGAACGACTCGGGGCGGTAGACCGCCATCGCCAGGCGTTCCTCGGCGCGGATCGTCACCATGTTCTTGCGGAAGTTGTCGCTGTCTTCCGTCGAAACTTCCACGGCGGCGTCTTCACGGTCGAACACCTGGGCGGCGATGTTGAAGGCGCCAACCAGGAATTCGCCTTCGGGCACGGCAGTCGTGTCCACAACCGGCAGCTTCCAGAGGCGCGGCACGCCACCTTCCACCACGTTGACCCAGATGTAACGGCCTTGCTCGTCCTTCTGGAGTTCGATGTCAGCCCAGTCCACGGGGTTGAGCACGATGCCGCTGGCGCGGTATTCGGCGATGCGGACCTGCAGAATCGCCCGGCGCAGCAGGTCGATCTTGGTGTCGCCGGCCTGGCGCAGCGATTCGTTGAACGGCGTCGCCTGCGGGATCAGGCCCAGGAGGTTCTGACCGGTGCCGTCGCCGGCAAGGATCTGGTTTTCCTCGACGTACTTCAGGCCGAAGATCGCGCGACCGTTGATGTAGCTCTGCAGCAGCGGGATATCGGCCAGAACCTGCTTGGAAGCCAGGAACCAATGAGCGATCGTCTTGACCGTCGTGGTCTTCAGCTCGAAGGACAGGTCCGATTGCGGCTTGAGCGCCGTTTCGGCCACCGGAGCCGCCATGTTCTGGAAGCCCGATTCCTGCACGAACTCGACCGAGTTCGAACCGGTACGGCCCGGCATGATCAGGTCACGGATGGTGAAGGGGCGATCCGGGCCCGAGATGATGCCAGGCACGCGCGTCGGCTGAATCGCGGCGCCCACGCCACCAGTGCCCGTGGTCGAGCTGGTGATGCTGGTGACCGCCTTGACGTTCATGCGAGCGATGCCGCGGCCCTTCGCGGCCAAGCCGGTGAAGTCGTCGGATTCGGTGAACTGCTCGCCGATGGACTTTTCGGCCTGGTCGTCATTGGCGGCGCCACGGCGGGCCATCTTCTGCTCGAGCTCGACCAAACGCTCGTTCAGAGCGATACCGCCCTTGGAAAGCGTCTCCAGGATGCCCTGGGTGTCCGACAGAATCTTGCCGTGTTCCTTGATCTCGGACGAGGCCTTTTCGGCGAAGATCTTGATCTCTTCGTCGCGCTCGTTCAGCGCCTTGACCAGCGCCTTGATTTCCAGGGTGTCATCCAGACGCCCCGCGTTGTCGGCGGACTTGCGGCCGAATTCGTGCTTGTGTGCCAGATTGGTATAGCGGCCCATTTGTGTACCTTTAAAAAGTCGGGAGTTGGAGCCGGCCGATCTGCTTGATCAGTCCAGCGGTTTCTTCTTTCGCCTCGCCCCCGGACTCGCTCCGGTCAAGCAGGTGTTTCAGTCCACGGTTGGCGATCACCGCGGCCTGAGATTTCGAGAAGCCTGCCTCGCGCAGGAACCGCTCAAAATCGGGAAGGTCCGGCATTCCCCCGTGGGCGATCCGGGCCTTGATTGCGTCAACGCGTGCCTCCTCGTTCGCCGGCGCCGTCACGATGGAGATTTCCACCAGGTCCAGGCGCTTGAGCGTGCGGATGCGCGCCTTTTCGTCGTAGCTGTCCTCGCGCACGTAGTAGCCAATGGAAAGGCCCGTGATCGCGCGCGTCTTCATGCCGCGATATGCGGTCTTGGCGTAGGTGGCGTCATCGAGCCAAAGCTGGCCGGTGCCGTGCAGCCCGTGAGCGTCTTCCTTCAACTGGTCGATGTCCCAGTTGCCGATGGGTTCACCGCTGCGGTGCTGCCATAGCACCGGAAACGTCCGCCCCTTCGCCCGCGTCTGCTCGATGCTGTCCGTGAACGCCCCCGGGGCGACGACCTCGTTGTATGAATCGACGACGCCAAAGACCGAGCCGTAGCCAGAAAAAAGGCCGTCATCCTGAACGGCCTTTACGTCGTAATCGAACGAGCGGATGTGCATCGCTGCGTCTTTGCGCTTCATGTCTTGTCCTCAAATGTCGGAAGGCCCAGCCAGGCGGAGAACGCGGACTTGGCTTGCTCCGCGCCGGCGGTCTCGCCGAGCTTGTCGATCGGCAGCAGGTTGGATTGCACAGTCAACACGTCGGCATTGCCGCCGCGCGCCGGCAGGTTCTCCTTGAGCCGGCAGTCATCGCGCGTGTAGATGCCGTTCTGCGTCATCACGGAATAGAACGCCGCGCGCGCCGCACTGTCGGCCCGCAGCAGTCCTTCGACGTTGAACTTGGCGAAGTACTGCGGCCGTTCTGCCGGCGCCAGCAGGGACTTGCGTATGGACTGCTCGATGCGCGTCAGCCAAGGCCGGAGCGAGAACGACAGGAACGCGATCATCTGTTGTTCGATCCCCGTTCCCCAGCTACTGGATTTCTCAGTGTGCCCCACCATCCAGGGCGGCACGCGGAACCAGCGGCAGATCTCCTCGACGTTGAACGCGCGGGTAGCGAGCAGTTGCGCATCCTCGGGGTTCATGGGCACCTGCTGGTACTTCATGCCGGCCTCGAGCACCATCGTTTTGCCCGAATTCATCGCGCCGGCGAACTTGGCCGATAGGCTGTCGCCCAGCTCCGTGCGCTGGGCCGGACTCAGGATCTTGTCCGTGGAAAGGACGCCGCCTACATTCAGCCCATTGGCGAAGATCTTGGCGCTTGCCTCATCAGCCGCCAGGGACGCCCCGATCACGTTGGCGCCGTACCGGATCGTGGACATGCCCAGAAGGCCGTCCAGGCTGAAGGCGGCGATATGCCACATTCGATCCTCGGGAATCACCCGGTGCGTGCCGTCTATGTCGTTGTAGCGGTACTCGATCGATCCGTCGGTCAGCCGGCGCACCTGCATCCGCCACGGATAGAGCAGATCTATCGCGACGATCCGCCCCTTGCTCATTCGCTTCTCGGCGAACGAGTTTCCCCACAGCAGTAGGCACGCAACCAGCACTTCCCAGAACTGCACCGATGTCATGTCGGCATTGGGCTGGTGGCGCAGTAGCGCGTATAGCTCCAGGTCCGTCGCCTCGACCGCCTCGCGTCCTTGCCTGCGATAGAGGTCAAACGGCAGCGTGGCGATCGTCTCGGCCAACAGCCGGACGCAGCTCCATACGGCCGAGAGCGTCAGCGCGGACTGAGCGGTCACCGCCTTGCCGCTGGCCGAAGCGCCACCGGCCCATGCAGCCCAGAATGCGGTGTCCGCCAGGCCCAACTTGCGCCCGATCCAGTCGCTTACGCTCGATTTCACGCCGTCCGGAGCTGCCGACCTGACAGCGGGGGCAAAGCTGCGGGCCAGAACCTTCGAAAACGACCTATTGGCCATGCGTCACCCCCCGGATGCCGCGAAGCAAGTAGATGGCGACCACGAAGGCCACAGTTGCGCCGCTGATCAGGCACCAACCAGGCCCTGCCAGCAGGTAGACGCCGCCGGCGAGCATGGCAACGCCTGCCAGGAGCAAGAGCACCAGCAGAATGATTGCTGCCTTCATAGATTTATCCGATAACGATAGGGTTGGCGAAGAACCCGTCCAGGCTCTGAAGCCCCCGCGGCTCAGGGTTGAGCGACAGGAGGAAAACGGCGTCAAAGAGCGCCATGAGCGGGTCGATTTTTGCGCTGCCGGACACCTGCTTATTGATGGCCAGCGCGTTGCCCTGCTGGACGGTCTTCGCATTGCCGACGCACCAGGCCATGAGCGGGCGCCCCCCGTGCAGCATCTCTTGGCCGGCGACCTTGCGCTCGGTCGTCTTGATTGCACCGTTCAGGCGCCAGCCCTGCGAAATGGCGGTGATCTCCTCAAGCGTGAAATCGCGGCCGGGGCTGGTCAGTTCATCAACGATGTCGCCGATACCCGAGCCGTCCACGCCGATGCACAGCTTTTCGGGCAGAAGACCGCGATCGCGCACGCGGCAAACGATGTCGGCCACCTCGGCAACATCGTCACCGGGGCGCTCAACGATCCGCAGGTCGCCCTGCTTCTCGAAGTCCTGCAGCGCGGGCGCGATTTCTGCCCTGCGCTCGAGCACGATCTTGTGCGCCCACGCACGCCCCCAGTGCAGCCAGCGCCGAGTACCGACCTCTCGGCCAAGCAGGGCGAAGCCCAGCAAATCGTCCAGGCCGCCGCCGTCAATGCCAACGACAACCACCTCGCAGCGGTCCAGAAAGGCATCCAACGCGGCCAGGCCGGGGTCGCCTTGCGCCACCCAGAAGTCGGCGCCGGCCCAGCGGTTCGAACGCAAGTTCATGCCGATCTGCACGTTCAGATGCTTGGCGAGAAACTTTTGGCTGGAGCCGTCGGTCTTCGTCAGGTGCTTCTTGAGCTCGTCCGACAACCATTCCGCGCTGACCGAGCGGCCAAGGTTCGGGTTGGTGATGTAGAAGTTCTCGGGCAGTAGGTAGGCTTTCGCCTCAACCATTTCATCCGGGAACTCGTACAGAATCCCCAGGGTCTTCCGATCCTCCACCTTGCCGTCGCGCACGTCGCGCCAGTAGTCGAGCTTTTCCTTAAACACGCCGGCCGGGGGATCGTCGCTCTGCGTGGTCAAGTAGATGACCCATCCCTCATCGCGGGACACCTGGCCGCCCAAAGCCTCCATGAACATCGCCGCGGCATTTGCACGCTTGCCGAAGAGCCACAGCTCGTCCACCAGGACACGGCCGGACTTCTTGCCCGACACCGTGTCAGTGTCAGCGGCCACAACCTTTAGGCTGTTGCGCGTCACCCGGTGGGTGATGGTGCGGATGTGATCCTGGATGTGAAACATGTCCGACAGATCCTCGTCTGCACGAATCATGCTGGCGGCCGGCTTGAAGCTGTTATCGGCCACCTCTTTCGTCGGCGCCAGGATCAAGTGTTCCTCTTCCTCGCGCCAGCACATCACCAGGGCCGTGAGCATGATCCCGGCCGCGATAGTGGACTTCGTGTTTTTCTTACTGATCAGCAAGCCATACTCGCGAATCAACTGCTTTCCAGTCTCCGCCTCGTAGCCCCCGAAGATGGCGCGCACGAAATCGAAAACCCACTCTTCAGAGCATTCACCGAACGTCGGCTTTCCCGGGAGGTCCACCACCCGAAGCTGCTTGAAGATGTTCAGCGCGAAAGCGGCTTGGTCTTCGAAGATCGGCGCGGGAATGATTGACCGGCGCTCGCGCAGGCGGTCCGCCCAGTCTGGGCACGCGGTTGTCCATTCCATGAATTAGCTTCCGACGACGCGCAGCTTTGTGGGAGGCTGTGGGGCCGAGAATCGCTCGGAAACCCGCTTTGCAGCCTCTTTCTCTGCGTCCTTCTTGCCGCCCTCGCCCTTCTTGGCATGCGTGTATTGCACCGCGGCGATGGCGGCACGCACCTGCAGGGAGGTGGCCTCTAACTGCCCGAGCGCCACTTTCTGCAGAAGGTCCAGCATGTCGTCTGCCTGAAGCAGCGGCGGCGGGTCCTTCGGTGTGTCATCTACTTTTTTGCGTGGGCGGCCGGCGCCCGAACGAGCGCCACCGCTGCGTCCTTTGACTCCAGCCATTTGAATTCCAATTTGAAAAGGGGAAATTTTCTGCGCGTGAGGGAACAGGTGGTTTCCGGGAGGCGATCGCCCCAGACTTT